GAATCAGGCAGAAAACGATCAGGAAGAGCTTCCTTTTCACTAAGAGTAACCTTTGAGGGGTTACCGAAGAAAGCTATATTCTATAAGGGTTTGATGGCATTTTTAGGGTACAGTAACCCAGTAACCTAAAAAATCACACTCCTATATATAGAAAAATAATTTTAGAATATGTGTATTTATTTTAACAATCTTTTATAAAAAATGTCTCGCGCGTAGGGAAATTAAAAAAAGTGGGTTACTGGGTTACTGTCGCTAGAAAACCTATATTTTATAAGGGCTTGAGCGGTAACCTACGATGTTAATAAAAAGGGTTACAGTAACCTGAAATCCGGTTACCGAGGTGATGATATGACAGAACATAGATTAAACGAATATCGGTCTTTGTTAGATTCCTTAAAGCGAAACAAGGAGAACGTGCCTCTTGAAACGCTGAAAACAAAGTACAGTAAACCGTATGAACAGCTTACACAAAGTATTCAGTCCATGACCAGGGAGATTCTTCAAGATGTGGCGATTAATGGTTTACAGATTGAACGAGACGAAGCGGATCAGAAATATTTGGAGATCAACTCAGCAATTAGCGGATCGGGAATCCTGAAAAAGGCAAGTCAGGCAGCTTTTATTCAGCAGGATGCAGATCTGGTCCTTGAATATGCCGGTCAGCTGCGGGAAATTGTTCAAAGAATTGTGAAGGGGTGTGAAAAGAATGCCAGCTAAATCAAAAGCCAGTGTTCCTGAACAGGAAATACATATCTGCTATATCTGCAGTAAGGAGATCCACGGGGATCATGTACGCATAAAACCCAGAAGACAGAGGGAGCGGCACATACATTTTGAGTGTATGCCAGGAAAGGCAACAAGTTAATTAAAAACTGAAAGGAGGCTGGAGCATCGGCCGATGTAACAGGATATCCTGGCTCCTTTCAAAATGAGAGACGTAATTATAGATTATTTCTGCGGGGGCGGGGGTGTGAGTACTGGTGGCGAAATGGCATGGGGCAGATGCTTTGATTATGCAATTAATCATAATACTGCTGCAATAGCAATGCACAAATACAATCACCCATATACGCACCATTTCACCGAAGATATTATGAGAGTTAAAATTGACAAGTTCCTTACTTGGGGTCAGAAAGTAAGCTTTGTATGGGCAAGTCCTGACTGCACTTCCCATTCAAATGCAAAAGGATCTAAACCGATTGAAAGAGGTCTGCGGATTCTTCCAATGGGAGTATGGAAACAGTGTAAGCTGATCCTGAAAGCTACAGGAAAGGTCCCGGAGGTTATCATGATGGAGAATGTTAAGGAGATCCAGAAATGGGGACCCCTGGATAAAAACAATAAGCCGATTAAAGCCAAAGAAGGAGAGTATTACAATAAATTTATTCGACTCATGAAAGCGTTTGGTTATGAGTTTGAATGCCGGGTATTGGTTGCTGCTGATTATGGAGCGCATACGACCAGAGAACGCTGGTATGGGCAGTTTAGATCTGATGGAAGACCTATTGTCTGGCCTGAACAAACTCATTCAAAGAATGCCATAAAAGGAATGAAGCCCTGGGAACCGATCAGTCAGGATATCGATTTTACTGATTTAGGTAGTTCCATATTCACCAGGAAGCGTCCGCTGAAAGATAAAACACTCAGTCGCATAGCTGCAGGAATTAAAAAGTTTGTAATTGATGATCCAAATCGGTTTATTCTTACAGATAAGCTGGCAGCTCCATTCCTGATACAATACCATTCCGAAACAGCAAAAGGTGAAGTACGTGGACAGAGTTTGAAAGAACCAATACAGACGATTGATACATCGAACCGTTATGCGCTTGTAACCTGCTTTCTGTCAAAGTTTTATAAGACAGGAACCGGTCAGAGCGTTAATGAACCAATACATACAATCACGACTTCTCCTGGACATTTTGCGCTGGTATCGGCTTTCTTGATTAAGTATTACGGTCATGGTATCGGTCAAAGCCTTAATGAGCCAATAGGTACCATTGTTACAAAGGATCGGTTCGGACTTGTCCTTGTGGTAATAGACGGAGTGACATATCAGATTGTTGATATCTGGTTTCGAATGCTGAAACCAGAAGAATTGAAACTAGGACAGGGGTTTCCGAAAGATTATGTTATTGAGTTCAAGATGCCAAACGGGAGGTATTATCCCAAAACCATGCAGGTTGAGAAGATTGGAAACAGCGTTGTTCCTTTGATGGCAGAGAAGCTTTGTTATACAGCATGTCCTTATCTGAAGGTGGGAGAGCGAATGCCAAATATGAGGATTAATGATAGCCAGGAGCAACTTAGATTTGCCTGAAAAAAGGGAGGAGCCGGTAAGAGGGAATCCTACCGGCTGAAGTATTATTTCTTTTTGTACCTTTGCTGATTTTGAGCAGTTTTGTCAAGAGATTCTAATGTGTCAGAACCTGATCCGGTAGCATAAGCAAAAAACATGCCTCCCAGTTTAGTTCTGTAACCCTTGGGAATGCGATTCCACTCGAAACCTCTAAAAAGGTCTCTGACGATAAATTGTTCTCCAGGGGCAACATCTGAAACAGCGGTAATTGATAAATCAAAAAGCTCTTGTAGATCAGTGTTAGATGTAATCATTGTATTCTCTCCTTTAAACTATATGTTAATAGCTACTAGCTACATGCTACCACGAACATGAAAATAAGTCAATAGGAATTTAAAAAAAGAAGGTGAATTAATGAAATCATTATTACATTATCCCGGCAGCAAGAAACGGATCGCCTCCTGGATAATTGAAAATATGCCAGATCATCACAGCTACCTGGATCCGTATTTTGGTGGAGGGGGTATGTTCTTTCAAAAGCCTCCTTCCAAGATTGAAACGGTGAACGACCTTGATGGTGATGTGGTGAATTTCTTCCGGGTGATTCAGAATCCGGAAAGCTGTCAGGAACTGCAGGAGTGGCTTACATATACGCCGTATTCCAGACAGGTATATGACGAATCATTTACAAAGGAGCCTCGGTCACGGGTGGAGCAGGCTGGATACTTTGCAATCAGGTCCATGCAGAGCCACGGCTTCAGACTCACTGAGAAATGCGGCTGGAAGAAAGATGTTCACGGGAGAGAAGCAGCCTATGCAGTCAGGAATTGGAATCGTCTTCCGGAATCACTGGCAGAAATGGCTATCAGGTTGAAAGGCGTACAGATTGAGAATAAGCCGGCACTGGAGCTAATAAGAGCCTTCAATCATGAGAATGTCCTGATCTACCTGGATCCGCCTTATGTGTTATCAACACGGACCAGGAAGCAGTACCGGTACGAAATGTCTGACGAGGATCATGAGAAGCTACTGAAGACAGTGATCCATAGCAAGGCTAAGGTGATGCTTTCCGGATATGACAGTAAGTTGTATGAAAGGTATTTGAAAGGCTGGAGGAAAATACAGATTCCGGCCAGAGCGCAGAACAGTCTTCCGAGAGTGGAGACGTTGTGGATGAATTTTGAACCGGTTAATTAAAAACTTTCAGAGGAGGGATACATTGAGAAAATCATCAAAAGACTGCAGAGCGGACAGAGCCAGTGTTAACAGCCGTATACAGGCCGAGGCGGATGCAGCTATAAAGGCACCGCCGGTTATGAGCTTCAGTGCTACAAATCCTGCTTATACATATACAAGTTTGTGTCCGGATCCGAAGCGCAGGAAGCCTCCTGCAAGGAAGAAGGTGCTGCATGAAACTTTTGGATAAACAGAAAATCACTGTCCAGGTTTATCCTGGGAGGAAGTTTGGTACCATGATCGGCAGCAATGACGGTCTGATCGGGATCCTGTTAAACAGTGGTGAATACATAGACATTCCCCAGGAGCGGGTGAGAGTTGTATCGGTGGAGGTGGAGAAAGATGGAAAAGACAAGAATAATGTCTGGTAGTAAGAAATGTTTGTGTTGTGGCAAGATGTATTCTCCCTATACAGAGTTGGTAAGATGTACCTGCAAGGGCAATGGGTTGTTGATTGCTGCAGGAACATGGCATCAGCCGAAGGTGAAAGGAAGTGGAGTAAATGGCAACTAAGAAACAATATACAGTTTATGATAACGGGAAACCGATCGGCGATTATAGTTCCTTGGAAGCGGCAGCGCTGTTGAACCTACCATGCGCTACTATTACCTCTTATGCCAGTTCTGGAGCCAAGGCGCTTGGGAGATACACTTTTGAGGTTGCGGGATCAATTACAGATGATCCTCTGGCAATAGAATGGGATAGGGTGAGAAATAAACTTTTGACAGCAGGGAGGTGATTGTTTGAATAAAGAGACAGCGGAGCAATTAGCAAAGACGGCAGCGATTGAAGCTGTTAGGGAGTTTGAGAAGTCCCAGAAGAAAAACAGAAAGGTCAAAGTATTCCAGAATGCCAAGAAGCTTATGGATAACTATAACCGGATCTGTAAAAGTGTTCAGGAAGGTGTTTCCGAGTTGTCGGACGTGGACGACGGGGAAGAACTGGAGGAATTGTCAGCAGAGGATATTTACATAAACAGTATCATAAAAAGCAAGCTGCGGAGCATTGTCATGATCGCACATATTGATAAGTGTTTGGGGCTTCTGGAAGAAGAGATGAATCAGAAAGATTGGCCAGAGAGATATGATGCATTCAAACATTTTTACCTTGATGAAATGACTTACGAGCAAATGGCGGAAGAATATGGATATGCAGAACGGACGGCCAGACGTTGGATTTCGGACTGTACAATTATTTTGAGTGTATACCTGTTTGGATCAGATGCAATTGTACTTGATTAGATTTGGCAAAGGTTTGGCAAAATCGTGGCCTTGTGTTGGCCGTATGGCAGATTTATAATAGTATTATCCAAAGTTGCATAAATTTGGAAATCCCCCTACGGTTGCCGGGTATAATAGCCCGGTGACTGATTAAAGCCGACGTTCTTATGCTTTCTTCATGGCTTTTCAAATCGGATAGAAAGCGGGGTATAAAAGTCAGTGTGTTGAGCCCAAAATGCAACACTGGGGTGCGGAACACATGATGGCAGCTCCCTTTCCCCCAGAGGGAGATCCCGGTCCGACTCCGGGTGTTCCGATTGATTCCTGATATTCTCCTTTTAGAAAACGCCTGTCGATTTTGGGTTGATGGGTGTTTTCTTTTGGTAAATTTTGGTGTATGATGGAAGTAAAATATAAAGGGGGACAGAATTATGGGGTTGCTTGATGAAGATAAATTTATAAAGATAGGTGAAAAATCGAGTTTACTTAATGAAGATAAAATTTGGAATTCGATTCCAAAAAATCAATATTTACAACCTAATTTAAATCTTGAGCCTGATAAAGAAGTAATGAGAAATATCAAAGAAAGTGCTGAGCATATACGAAAATCACAAGATGCACAGATTAAAACCGCCCAGAATACCGATGATATAAAAGGCCTAATTAACACCGTTATAATCAATCAGTTTGATTATATAAATATGTTAAAAGAATATAATAATCATATATTGCAGGAGTTACAAAATATTTTTGGTTCATCAGAAGATTCTGTTATAGTGCAGAAAGAAATACTTAAAATGATGAAGGAACAAAATGTCAATGAAGACTTACTGAAGGATAAAGGAATGGACGCATTTATACAAGCGCTGTTTATGTTCTTAAATCTTTATCTTGGGAGTAAAGGTATTAAATTATAAAAACAGATAATATGTCAGAGGTACACACTTTATGCCACTTTTAGTTTATGTATAATTTTTTTGACTTTTAGAGATAATATACATAAAATTATATATTGTCGAAAAGAGGAAAAACAATGAATTACTTGGTAAATATAATTCAGGGTGATATACAGTATTTTTTATGGTTATTGGTAGTGGGAGTAATCTCTGCTATCTTAACTGGTAGAGTTAAAGTAATTATAAAAATCACTGCCAAAAAAATAGAATTTATTATATCTATTTTAAAAAAACTTTTTATACATAAGAATGTATTAATTATAGACGAACACATGTACATACAGAGGCGGCCAACCCCGTCTCTTTTTTAATATAAAAATTAGCCAGATTGGAAGGTGAGGTGAGACTGATGGCATTAACAGCCAAACAGAAAATATTTGCAGATGAATACCTGATTGATCTTAATGCTACCAGAGCTTACAAGGTGGCTTACCCCAAGGTCAAGAAAGATGAAACGGCTGCGGCAAATAGCAGTAGAATGCTAAGAAATGCTAAGGTTGAGGATTATATCCAGAAACGTATGAAAGACCGGGAAAAGCGTACTGAGATCACCCAGGATATGGTTTTAAAGGAGCTTGCAAAGATAGGCTTTGCGGATGTCACTGACTTCGTAACGATTGAAGATAAAGGAGCCTACAAAGCTGTGCAGGTTAAAACTACAGATGAAATGCCGGGGGATAAGCTTGGTGCCATTGCCGGAATCAAAGAAGGGGCAAACGGCATTGAGATTAAGCTGAATGATAAGGGGAAGGCCCTGGAGCTGATCGGCAGGCATCTGGGTATGTTTAAAGATAAACTGGAGGTTTCCGGAGAAGTAAAAACAAACAATCCATATGAGAACCTGACAACAGAAGAATTAAGGAAGTTGATTCATGGTGGATAAGGAAAATATTATCAGAGGTGCGAAGATAGAACTTGCCAGAAGGGAGTTCTTTTTTTATTGCAATTTGAAAGCACCGGATTTTTACAAAGAAGACCGTCAATACTTGTTGGATCTTTGTAATGGCTTTCAGGATTTTATAGAGTCGGATGATGAAGTCCTGATTGTGAATGAGCCTCCTCGCCACGGTAAGAGTCGTACTGCAGGTCTTTTGGTAGAGTGGGTACTGGGAAAAGATCAGTCACAGAAGATCATGACCGGATCCTACAATGAGACCCTATCCACAATGTTTTCCAAGAACGTCCGTAATGATATACAGGAGGTTAAAGCCGATCAGAGTAAAGTCGTCTTCTCCGATGTATTCCCGGGAGTAAGAATAAAGCAAGGTGATGGGGCTATGAACCTCTGGAGCCTGGAAGGCGGATATAACAATTACTTGGCAACTTCCCCGACCGGTACAGCCACTGGTTTCGGTGCTTCCCTTTTAATTATAGATGACCTTATCAAAAATGCAGAAGAAGCCAACAATGAGCTGACCAAAGAAAAGCACTGGTCCTGGTTCACAGACACCATGCTCTCTCGTCTGGAAGAAGGCGGTAAGATTATTATTATCATGACCCGGTGGGCGAGTGACGATCTCGCAGGGCGTGCGCTGCAGCATTTTAAAGAAGCCGGCGCAAAAGTCCGCCATATTTGCATGAAGGCATTGATAAACCCGGAAACGTATGAAATGCTCTGTCCTGAGGTATTATCTTTTAAATCCTACCAGGCTAAAATAAAAGCCATGGGTCCTGATATTGCATCTGCAAACTATCAGCAGGAGCCAATTGATCTAAAAGGAAAGCTATATACTGCGTTCAAGACGTATAGCGGAGCGCTTCCACAGTTTAAGGAGATCAGGAACTACACGGATACAGCAGATACCGGGGACGATTATCTTTGCAGCATAAACTATGGTGTTACCTTTGCCAATGAAGCCTATATACTTGATGTGTTGTATACCAAAGCCCCAATGGAAGATACGGAACCTGAGACCGCGAAAATGCTTTATAACGGCCAGGTGAATGTTGCAAAGATTGAATCTAACAATGGTGGACGTGGGTTCGCAAGAAATGTTAAGAGAATATTGGAGCAGGAACTTGGAAGTAATTACACCACGATCAAATGGTTCACGCAGTCAAGCAATAAAGACGCGCGAATCTATTCAAATTCTTCATGGGTAATGCAACATATCTATTACCCGGAGGATTGGCGGAATAGATGGCCTGAATATTACGATGCAATGAACAGGTATCAGCGAGAGGGTAAGAACAAGCATGATGATGCCCCCGACGCAACTACCGGAATCGCTGAGAACTGCGCAAAGGGAAGCGGAATGAAAGTATTAAAGTGAGGTGAGACACGTGGATATAGAGATAATTAAAAAGCTGATAAAGAGACATCAGCCCGGACATTCGGGCTTTATAACAAGGGCAGAAAAAGCAAGGAATTACTACAGAAACAAGACTGACATACTGATTGCAGAGCCTAAGAAAAAGGAAGAGCAGGAAGAACGCCCGTTAAGGAATGCGGACAACCGGATACCGTTTAACTTCCATGGACTTTTAGTAAATCAGAAAGCCTCCTACATGTTTGCTGCGCCTCCTCTTTTTGATTTGGGAGATAAAGATGCTAATAAACAATTGACAAAATTTTTGGGCGATAAGTATGCAAAGGTGTGTAAAGATCTCTGCATCGAGGCTTCTAACTGTACAGTCGGGTGGTTGCACCTATGGAAGGACAGTAAGAGTGGTTTTAAATATGCAGTTGTCCCGGCAGAACAAATCATACCAATATGGAATAAGAGCCTGGAAAAAGAGCTTGAGGGAGTTTTAAGGACTTACCAAGAGATAGATGAGGATTCAGGAGATACGTACATCGTGTATGAATACTGGAATGACACAGAATGCAATACATATCGTCATAGAACGTGTGATGATGTCAATCTTATATCTCCGTACCAAATGTTTATTACTGATTTGCAGACAGGAGACACATCGGAAACATATAAGCATGGTATGGGCGAAATTCCGTTCTTCCCGTTTTTCAACAACAATATAGACACCGATGATCTGGTAAATATTAAACCGCTCATTGATTCTTATTGCAAGGTATTCAGCGGTTTTGTTAATGACCTGGAGGATATCCAGGAAGTTATTTTTGTGCTAACCAACTATGGAGGGGCAGACCTTGGGGAGTTCCTGAGTGATCTTAAAAACTACAAAGCAATCCAGGTTGAGAGTGGCGGATCGGATGATAAGTCAGGGGTGTCCACTCTTACCATAGAGCTACCGGTTGAAGCCAGGGAAAAGCTACTTACCACGACACGAAAATGTATCTTTGAACAGGGGCAAGGAATAGATCCTGACCCGCAGAATTTTGGGAACAGCTCCGGCGTAGCGCTCAATTTTCTATACTCTCTGTTAGAGTTGAAAGCAGGGTTGCAAGAAACAGAATTTAAGCTTGCATTTGGGCGATTCATTCGCTGTGTGTGTCGTCTACAAAATATAAACATCAAGGAAGATACGATTATCCAGACATGGACCAGAACCAGTGTTAAGAATGATACGGAATTAGCGGATATTGCAGATAAGAGCATGGGGGTCATTTCACGGGCCACAATTGTAGCACATCACCCCTGGGTGGAAGATTCGGAAGCAGAGATGGAGACCATAAAGGAAGAAGATGGGGAACAATTGGAACGCGATAAAACTGTTACCGATATGCTATCTGAAAATGGAGCCCCAGGCCTTGAAGGAGATGAAAGCTAATGTCTTACTGGGAGGATAGGCAAGTCGCCCGGTATTTAGCTGGCGAAAAGACCATCAACCAATATTATGCCGATTTGGAAAAAGCGTTTATTCAGTCTAAGAAAGAGATACAGCAGGTTATAGACACGTTTTATCTACGGTACGCGGACGAGAACGGGGTAACTTATGCCAAGGCTCGCAAGCTCTTGTCAAAGGCTGAGGTTGGGGATCTTAATGACTTTATAGACAAGGTTAAGGCAAACATGGGAAAGTACAATCTCGAAGTGGAGAACATGTCCATCAAGGCGAGGGTCACCCGGTATGAAGCATTAGAAAAACAGATCGACGCTGTCCTGCAGCAGTTGTATGCGGTTGATTATGAATATAACGGCTCCCTGACGTTGGAACAGGTGTACAAAGATTCTTACTATCGGACATGGTACAATATCGACCAATACACCGGGTTTCATAAAAATTTCGCTCAAGTATCCCCTGCATTGATTGACAATTACATCAATTATCCGTTTGATGGAGCTAATTTCTCCACAAGGCTCTGGAAGCAAAAGGCGTACCTGCAACAGCAGCTTATGGAGTCCATGACAACCATGATGATACAGGGAAAACACCCTAGTACAATAAGCAAGGGATTTGCAAAGAAATTTCAGACCAAACAGTGGGAGGCATATCGGCTCTTGCATACTGAGGCCAGTTTTATGATGTCACAGGCTACGCATGATGCCTACAAAGAGGACGGAGTAGAGAAGTATGAATATATTGCCACTCTGGACAGTAAGACATGTGAGGTGTGCAGACCGCTGGATACAAAGAAGTTTGATGTTGATAAAGCGGTAGTTGGTGTTAATATGGCTCCTATGCACCCTTTATGCCGTTGCACAGATGCACCATACTATGAGGACACGCCGGCAGATAGAATGACAAAAGTTGCCAGAGACCCGGAAACAGGAGAATCTTACAAAGTTTCAGCTGAAATGTCTTATAAAGAGTGGCACGCTGAGTACGTAGGAAATAATCCTAAAAAGGCACTGGCTGAAAAGAAACTTCAACATGAAAAAGCAGACAGGGAGCAGTTTGAGCGGTATAAAGATATTCTTGGAGAAGACGCTCCTGAAACACTGGATTCTTTCCAAAAATTAAAGTATAATGATGAGGAGAAGTGGAAGAGTGTACAGGCGCTTTACCGTAAGACCAATGCTTACAACAAGATAATCCTTAAAGAGCCGGCTATCACTGCCGATCTGAAAAAGATATCTAATGACACCGGAGTGACATTAGTAGGGTTGGAAAACCGGATAAAATCAAAAGATTCTTTCCTGCGAAAAGTAGGTACTGAC